AAACAGAAGTAATAGAACCACCTCTACCTCAAAAATTAAAAGCAACAACAGATGCAGAAATTAGTCAAACAGAAGTAATAGAACCACCTCTACCTCAAATAATAGAAGCAACAACAGATGCAGAAATTAGTCAAACAGAAGTAATAGAACCACCTCTACCTCAAATATTCAAAGCAACAGGACCCATTGTAGACATTAATCAAAAAGAAGTAATAGAACCACCTCTACCTCAAATATTCAAAGCAACAGGACCCATTGTAGACATTAATCAAAAAGTAGAAGACATAACACCTGATAAACAAACTACAATAGAATTAGATAGACGTATAAAATTAGCTACACTTATTAAAAAATTATTGGAAGATAACAACATACCCATAATATATACATATTACTTTTACGTCAAATATACTGATGATACTACACATACTGATGATACTACAAAAAATTTAATACAAATTATAAAAAAACATGAAAATTATAAAGATAAATATACAGATATATGTGATGCTGTAAATAAATTGATGATATATTTAACAGGAACTGCAAAGAAAATACAAATAGAATATTATACTAACAAAGAATTATGTGAAGAATATACAATATATTTTGAAACCTTAGTTTTTACCTATAAAATATTAAATGGAATAAACACTGATAATGATACTAATAAAAAAGAATTAACCAAAAAATATATAATAGCACTTAATAAGGAATTACCAACCTTATTTGAAAATATTAAGGATAACGCGACGTATAAAGATAAAGAGCTATTAGGAATACAAGGAGGAGATAATAACTACAAAACAGCTATAGATAATATATTTAACTATACTGAATCTTCTGACGAATCTGATATATTATATGATTCAGATATATCTGAAGAATCAATAATATCAATCAGATCAGATTATTCTGAAGATCTAATAACCCCACTATTGACTCCCCAAACCTAATCTAGATATTTTTTCATAATATTCTGCTAATTTTTTATCACGTTCTTCAATACGTGAAAGTCTTTCTTTTTCTCTTTTATCTTCTAACATTTCTTCTTTTTTCTTAAAAAGTATTTCTTTATCTGTCATACTTTTCTTTAATTTACGATCACTATACTGTTGATATTCTTTTACATTTTTAAATTGCTTTCTATTAATATCATTAGGTGTTCTTTCTTCTGTAAAAGCAACTTTAAAATCTGTATAACTTAAACTATTGCTAGAAGTTTTACCCGAATAATCTGTTGTTTTATTACCAATTTCAGAATGAATGATTTTAGAACAAGATGGTAAAGCTTCGGGTTCTTTATATTTAATAACATTTGTTGAAGGTCTAACTTTAGTATCAAATGTTTTATTAAACTTTGCGGAACTAACAGAAGATTTACCAAAAACATTAGTGATATTAATATCTTCACGAACTTTACTAGAAGGATCCATCATACTACCATAACCAAACTCTACATCTTCATCAACAAATCTATTTTCATCAAATGCTTTATTAAACTTACTACTAAAAGTATCATTAGCAACTTGAGATATACCAAAACGATTTGAAAGACTAGTAGATTCTTTATGATTTTGTTTAAGATCAAAATGTGATTTATTAGAATCTCTATTTTTAATTTCAATAGCAAGTTTTTGGAATTGTTCAGTAATAAAATTAAAAAAATCAGGATCACCACCTTTATCAGGGTGATTTTGAATAGCTAGTTTTTTATAACTTTCTTTTAATTGATTCCACGAATAATTTTCAGGAAGTTTAAATAATTTACTCATTGTTAGGATCTTACTAGATTATTATAAAAAATAAAAATGATTTATACAACATAATAAAAAGTTATTATTTTTGTTTTGAATATCATATATTAATTATTGTCTCTATAATGTTCTAAAACAGACTTCATTCTAATCATATAATATTCAATATTATTAAATTCATTTGCATCCAAATTTAACCATCTATCTGTCCAAAAATTTGGAGGAATTCTGCTCCTACCAAATAAGTCTCTTCTAGCAATATCTATAAACTGAATTAACTCATCCATGAAACTATTTGGATCAGGATTAACCATATAATATATATGATATCGCTGACCACCATTACAATTTGCGAAAAATGTTAAATGGACATAGGCTTGTGCATTATATAAACAGGTGATATGCATACACTCATTTGCATATGTGTTATCGGCATAAATAGCAATAATTAATCTATCATTCATTATTGCAGTAATTTCGAAATAAATATTATCATGACCACCATTACGATCCAAAGTAGCTATTATGGGAGCAGGAAATCCAAAGCGATTTGCAGTATTATTAATATATTGATTCATATTATTAATTTGTTGTTGATTAGGTAATGCATGACGTGTTGAAAGATTTCGATCAAAACCTCCTTTAATATTTTGTTGGTTTTTTAAATATTCATCAAATGTTGTTAATTCTACACCATTATTATTAACATTCGCAAATATAATAGAATTTTTTTCTATTTCTGGAAAAATTTTATAAGGTTTTCGTTTAATTTGTTTAGTAATTTGTAAATCTTTTAATTTATATTTTTCGAATGCATGTAATTTTGTTGGATCAATAGTAACTTTGTTATATTTAATTTTAGCAGGTGAAGTAATTTCAGTAATATTTTTTAATTTATATTTTAATTCATCATCTTTTTTAGTTTTAGAAGATTGTTTTGGTTTATCATCTTTTTTAGTTTTAGAAGATTGTTTTGGTTTATCATCTTTTTTAGTTTTAGAAGAAGTCTTTTTAGTTGCTAACATTTTGTATTTATTTATTTAATACATCATTTTTTTGTTATAAGGTTTTATGTAATTTTCAAAAAGTAGTAAATATAACAAAATAGTTAATGAGTTCCTAGTTATTATCTAAGATCTTTTCAATAATTCATTATAAGTTAAAAGAAGGTATTTAACACATTAAATATATTTTTTTTGATATATAACTGTATGAAAAAACCAAACGGTTTAAAGTTTCAATTTTATTAAAATAGAATAATAATAATATGGAAACAATATTTTATAATCTTCAAAATATTATTATTGATCTTAAAAAATTAAATAATACTTTTACAATAAATAAAATAACCAATTATCATTATGATCTTGCTAAATTATACATATATCATCATAATGAACATAAAAAATTAATAGATATTAATAATATTATAGACAAAACTGTAGAAGATATAAAATCATTAGAACCTAAAAATAAATATTTTCCAAAGATCTATACAGAATATATAGAATATGAAAAATATAAAGATTGTAATATATTATTAATAGTTCATCCAATAAATTACAATGATAATATACATTTAGATAATATAATTTTTCAAAAAGAAATAAAAATTGATAGTAAAATAAAATATAATAATTTCTTACAACAACTTTATCCAAATGAAGGTTCATTAATTGAAAAAACAAATCGATATTATTGCGAAAATCCTTTAAAATTATATATTCTAAAAGATCTAAAAGATCTACAAAAAAATAAGTATTTTATATCAACTAACCATAATATAACGCAAAATATATTAAAAACATTATTACATTCAAGATCACTAGATAATACTCCAGAATTATCTTATAGAATGAAATATACATTAGAATCAATAAAATCACCTAAAGATGATAATTGTTTTATAATTATAAATAATTCATTAGAATATATAAATATTGATGATGAAATAGAATCAATTGAAATGACATATTATAAACGCAAAAATATTATATATAATCCAGAAGAACATTATTATTATAATGGTTATAAGTTTATACGTAATAATAAAACAGTTAAAGAACTAATAGAACTAATAGAATTATTTAATAATTCTATATAATATTTGGCATAGGTTCATCTTCAAATATTGAAGGATTTCCAGATAAATTACACCAATCTACTTTATCCAGATTATTTTCAATTATCTTAATAGCATTTTTATTAGAAGATAACGAATACCAATCTACTTTGTCTAAATTATTTTCCAATATCTTAATAGCATTTTTATTAGCAGATAACATAAACCAATCTACTTTGTCTAAGTTATTTTCAATTAACTTAATAGCATTTTTATTAGTAGATAAATAAGACCAATTAATTTTATCTTGATTTTCAGTTAAAATATCAATAGCATTTTTATTTAAAGATAAATGTTTCCAAGATACTTTATTTAAATTATTTTTTAATAAACTTATAGCATTTTTATTTTTAGATAATTCATACCAAATAATGTAATCCTTATTTGCTTCTAACATTTGAATAGCATTTTTATTACGATTTAACGGCATTTGCCATATTTCTTCTTGTTTATTTTGAATAATCTCAATAGCATTAGGATTATCACATAATTGTGCAAAATTAACTTTAGACATATTATTTTGTAATAAACCTATAGCATTTTTATTTGCAGATAAAAAATACCAATCAATTTTATCCTCACTATGTTTAAGTAAATTAATAGCATTAGGATTTAAAGACATATAATCCCAATCAACTTTATCTAAGTTTTCTTCTAGTAAATTAATAGCATTACGATTAAGTGATAAACGAGACCAATCTAATTTACTAATATCAACCCATTTAAGTAATATTTTTCTTTTATCTTCTAAATTATTCCAATAATGTTTTAATATAATTGAAATAACATTTTGATCAAAAATTGATTTGTTTAATATATCATTAACAATTTTAAACTTTTGATAGGCAAAAACCATTTTATTTAATAATAAAATAAATATATCATTTTTTTATACTAAAACAACTTTAAGAATAACATTACCGCCTATAGTAATTTCATCACCAACATATAATTGTTCAATTTTAATTTTTTTACCATTAACCAATGTATTATTACAACTATTAAGATCTTTGATAAATATTTTAGTAGGATCAATAAATTTAAAGACACAATGATGTCTTGATACATTATCATCATATAATATACATATATCATTCGTTCTTGATCTACCAATAGTTATTTTCTTATTTTTTTCAATAATATACGTAGATTTATAATATTCTTTATACTTAGTAGCATTAGTAATACATTGTAAATATATAGTAGAATTAAAAATACTCCTAAATTGAAAATAATTACCGGGTAATTTAAAGTATTTATTACATATGGATAACCATAAATTATTATTTAATTTAATACTATTGTAAATATTTTTTGAAACAAACAAACATTTTTTAATATCATTTACCTGTAAATAACTTACAATAATATCAATAGTATCAATATTCATATTAATATTTATATATATTAGTTATCATTTTTAATATAATTGATAAAATCTTTATTATGAACGTAATTAAGTGATTTCTTTTCCTAGTTTAATAAATTAAATAATAGATTATTACAGTATAATAAGTGTAATTAAGTTTATCTAATAATGATATATCATTTTAACTTAAACAAAAATCATTTTTATATAAATAATGAAAATAGCAATAACCGGTAAAATATGTTCAGGTAAATCAACATTAGCAAATAAACTTAAAAACATATTAAAGTTAGAAAAATGTAGTTTTGCTGATAACGTAAAAAAATATGCTAAAGAAATATTTGAAATGGAATATAAAGATCGTAAGTTAATTCAAGATTTTGCAGAAAAGATGAAAGAAATTGATAATAATATTTGGATAAAACAATTGGATAAAGAAATAAAAGATAAGGTACATATTGTAATAGACGATTTAAGATTTGAAAATGAATATAATTATCTTAAGAAAAATAATTATTATATAATAAAACTGGTAATTCATAAAAATCAACAGATAAAAAGAATTGAAGATCTTTATAAGGATAAAGCACATGAACATCTTGAAAGACTAGAACATATATCTGAATGTAATATTGATAAATTAAATGCTGATTTAACAATTAATACAGAAGATGTTGATATTAAAACAATATTAAAAACTATAATTCATCAACAGTAAATAAAGGTTTGCATTCACGTATTAAGCTATTTTTATAATTAACCATTTTACAATTATTAGCAATTCTTTGTAATTTTCTAGCTTTTTCTTTATATAAATCCGACAAATCAAGTGTATCGGCTATTTTACTTTGTTGATATAGTTTATCATATTCCTCCATTAACACATCAAAAATCTTACGACTAATATTAATATATAAATCATTGGGTGCTTCCATTTCTTGCCATTTTGTTTCAGTATTAACATTTTTAAACCACTTATCATTTACGACCTTATATTCATCTTTATAAAAATAATAAATGATTGCGGCTAAATCATAATGTGCTCCTTTAGATCTTATAGCATTTTCAATTAAATTATTTAACATTATGCTTTTGTTATTTTATTTTTTGTTTATATATAATTTTTTAATAAGGAAATCTCATAAGTTTAAATCCAGTTGCTAATCCAATACCTTGTTGTGCGGATTGTGTATAAGTCGGGCTTAAGATATCTAATATAGCAAATATACAGGCAGCAGTTGCTGACAATATAGCAATTTCCCAAGTATTAAGTTTATTAGGTCCAATCATATCAAGTAAATAAGCTACAATAGCTATCATAAGACCTTGGAACAGGTATTTTAAGGCTTTTAAAACCAGTTCATTAATATCTACGTCATACATTTTATTATATATAAAGATATATTTTAAAATCAATTTAAAATGTCTGAAACAAAAGTAGATTATTTGGATGAAGATGAACCTTTAAGAAATCAAAATTTTGTATGTGTATCTTTTTTAAATCCCGAAGATGTAATAAAAAACAAAGATGCGTATTACTTTTCTAAATTTACCGAAAAGTTTTCGAAAGATATGGCAGAATTATTAGATAATTTAGTTGATAAGTTTCCAGACAACAAAGATATAATTATGGGTATTAAAGATAATCACAAATATATTTTTGATAATAATGATATGAATGAACAATTAGCATTTTTTAAAAATACTAATTCAGATGAAATTGAAAAAGAGTTTCATAGTGAAAATAACTTTAAAACATCTGTAAGAGGTATTAAAGTAAGAGGTGTATATGATACTGTTGAATTAGCTAAAGCAAGATGCGAAAAATTAAAAAAAACAGATCCTTATTTTCATATCTATGTAGCACAAGTAGGTTGTTGGTTGCCTTATGAAAGCCATATAGCAACTAATGTAGAAAATCAAGAATATTCAGAATCAGAACTTAATACACTTATGAAACATTACAAAGAAAATAAAGAAAATAAAGATATAGTATTTGATAGTCGTAGAACTGATGCCATAAAATCAATAAAAGAAGAAGACCAATCTGTTGAACAAATAAGCGATGTTATTAATGATAAAGAAGATCCTTGGTTAAGTGCGAAAGGATGAAGTTAAAAATGTATAACATAAGATTAAATGAAATCAGGTAATAAACCTTCATTTAGATTAGAATTAAAGAAGTTTGATCCAAAAAAAATAAAAGATGATTCTGTTATTGTTGCTATAGCCGCACGTAATAGAGGTAAAAGTGTATGTATTAAGGATATATTATCATATCATACAAATATTCCTATTGGAATGGTAATATCGCCAACAGAACACGCCAATTCATATTTTCAACATTTTATACCAAAATTATTAATACACGATGAATATTCTCCTGAATTGATAAATAAATATGTTCAAAGACAACAAAAGATATCAGGAAAATATAAAAAAGAATTGGAAAATTATGGACATACATCTATAGATCCTAGATCTTTTTTAGTAATGGATGACGCAATGTATGATAAAACTTGGACAAATGATGCAAATATACGTAAAATATTTATGAATGGAAGACATTATAAAATATTATTTTTATTAACAATGCAATTCCCTATGGGTATAAGTCCTGCTTTAAGAACTAACATTGATTATGTTTTTATTTTTAAAGAAAATATTAAAAAAAATAAAGAAAGGCTATATGAACATTATGCTGGAATGTTTCCTAGTTTGCAAGTATTTGAACAAGTATTAGAACAAGTTACACAAGATTATGGATGTTTAGTAATAGATAATAGGGCATCTGGATCAAGATTAGAAGATCAAGTTTTTTGGTATAAAGCAGATCCAAATAAAACTTTTAAATTATGTGATTCTGCTTTATGGGATATGCAATCAATACAAGATGAAAAAGAAAAATTAAGTAATTATGATGATGAAAAAGAAGAAGATGAACAATATGATCCTAATGTTATAATAAAAAATAGTAAAAATGCTTGTAAGATTACGGTTAAGAAGAAACAATATTAAATCCAGTTTGTATAGTTTCAGGAATATACGAAGGTGGTGATTCAATTGGTGTAGTTGTTTTATCCATAGCAGAATATATATAATAAACGGCAAAAGTAACGATACTATATAAAATTATAAATGTTAATAAATCTTTAACAGTAATTGTTTGTTTTTTTTCAAAGCTACTAATAATTATAAAAATTATTAAAGCTATACATAATGAATATACATAATACATTTAGTGTTTTATATCTTAAAAAAAAGATTTGTTTATACGTATTACTTTAATATCTTCGTTAGTATTCATTACAATTTCATCATCATCATTTTCATCTTTAGATTGTTCTATTTCATTTTCTAATATAACAACAGGTTTTATTGTTTTATCTTCAAGTGTTTCTTTATGTTCTATTTCATTTTCTAATATAACAACAGGTTTTATTGTTTTATCTTCAAGTGTTTCTTTATGTTCTATTTCATCTTCTAAAACAACAGGTTTTATTGTTTTATCCTTTAAAGATTCTGTTGTTTGTTTTATTTCATCTTCTAAAACAACAGGTTTTATTGTTTTATCTTCAAGTGTTTCTTTATGTTCTATTTCATCTTCTAAAACAACAGGTTTTATTGTTTTATCCTTTAAAGATTCTGTTGTTTGTTTTATTTCATCTTTTTCTATTTTAAATTGTTTATCTTCATCATTCTCAAGTTCTTCATCATTCTCAAGTTCTTCATCATTCTCAAGTTCTTCATCATTCTCAAGATCTTCATCATTCTCAAGTTCTTCATCATTCTCAAGTTCTTCATCATTCTCAAGATCTTCATCATTCTCAAGTTCTTCCTCACTTTCATCATTCTCAAGTTTTTGATTATTCTTATCATTCTCAAGTTCTTCCTCACTTTCATCACTTTCATCACTTTCATAACTTTCATCACTCTCAAGATCTTCATCACTTTGAAGATTATTAACATTACTATTATCATCTTCACTATCATATTCATTTTCTACTAAAGTTTGAGTATTAGTAATATTAATCTCTCCTCCTCCTGTAATATCAGTTAATTCATTAATAATTTTATTTAAAGGAATAAAAGATCTTACAGCATTCTTAATACAGGTTTTAGTTATTTTTTCAATAGTATTAATGTTATTTTGTCTTTCAATAGATGATACTTTTTTATAAAATAAAACTGGATTTTTCCAAAATATGTTAGATGCTAATATACATACTTTATATAAAAATTCATACCATTCAGGAATATATACTTTTAATGATTTAATAATAGATTTATGTTCAATAATTTTAATTTTAATACTTTTAGAAATAATTTCAGATAATAATTTTAACATATATTGAGGTGTTGCCTGATCTTCTTCAATTAATTTATGAATAGTATTCATTTTACCATCTTGTTTTTGTTTATTCCATTTTGTTAATAATACTAATTCATTTTGAAATTCTTTTAATGAACTACAATTGTTTGCAATATTAACAAAGAACTTACAAATAGGTATAGTAGAAATATCAGTTAAATGTTCTAAATATTCATTCTTGTTTTCTACCAAAACATCAAGTTTATCAGTCATAATCTTATTTAATGAAAAATATAATTGAAATATATAATTATTCGCACATAAATATATCAAATATATTATTACTCTTAAGTTTAACTAGAGCAATACGTAAATACATAACATCAAACATTGAATTATGTGCATTTGGTAGTTCTTTAAGATTACTATTATTTGCGTAATTATATAATTCCAATAACTTGGGATATTTTTTATTATGGCAAACAAAATGTCTAGTTTTTTTCATAGAACAGATTAATTTAAGTAAATTAATTTTATTAATAATATCAGTAAATCCAAATCTATATAATTCACTCATTAAAATGAAATAATCAAATTGTAAATTATGTGCTATAATTCTAGAACAAATATTAAGATCTTCAGTAAATATATCACAAAACCGAGTCATACTTATACCTTCTTTTTCTAATAACTCTTTTGTAATATTATGAAACTGAGAATTACTAACCGTATCTACTTCATTAATATAAAAGCTTCTTGTAGCAATAACATTTAAAGTGTGATCTAATATTTCATAACTAATTTGGATCATTCTAGCATTATTATATTTAGAAGTATTTGTATAATGATAGTAATTATTTGAAGAATCTTTAGGTATTAAACCAGTAGTTTCAGTATCAAAGATGATATACATTTATTATTTACAATTAACGAAATCATTTTTAAATACTAGGAATCCAAGTCCATTTCAATTCTTTACATATTTTCTTAAAAACTTCTTCATTTTGAGCTATTTTTTGTCTACTTTTAAGTAAAGGAAATAAAGCGAGGTATTCCGGCATATCTAAAATTAAAAAGAATTTATGTAAAATGTAAGAATATGAAATAAAGTTTAATCTATTTGCAGGTGCATATTTAATAAATAAAGGTTGTGTTTGCATAAACATATTAGATAGATTTTGTTCTAATTCTGGTGAAAATTGAGGTGGTGGAATACCATTAATTCTATTAATAATATATGCAGTATGTTCATAATATTTATGTGTTCTTAATTTTTTTAATATTGTTCTCATAAACTTAGGTGTAAGTTTAGTTGTATCAGTAATTTTCTCTTTTTTAAGTTCATTTAGTATTTTTTCAAATACTTCATTTGGTATATCAGTGCTTTCTTTCCCTTGTATTTGTGATATCCATTCTCTAAAATGATTAATACGTTTATAACTATAATGAATACCGTCTTTCTTATCATATAACATTATAGGTCTATTTTGTTCTGCTAATAAAACATCTTGATAACCACAACTGAAACATACTATTAATGCTTCTTGAACTAAATTAGTCATTTCGTTATTACAATTAAGACATTTAGAGTTAGTAAATTCACCATTCATATGATTGATGTATTTATTGTCTGTTATTGCTAAATATTCATTAACTAATTTAGATTTATCTTTATACTCTCCTATTACACTGTTATTATCCATTTCAATATTAAGTGCTTCTAAAATAGTATATTTTTTAGGATTAACTTGCTTAACATCAACATTTTGATTAACTATATCATAATAATTAAACAATATTTCTCCAACATTTTCGTAATAATCAAGTTCATTTTCACTATTAAGTTTATCTAACTCCGTTGTATAATCTTTAATTTGTTCTTTAATTTCAACGTTAGATAACCAAGAAATATCTGTCATTGATATGATATTCAATTTATTAATTTGTTCGGTTATTTCTTCAGCTCTTTTATTTTTAGCTTCAAATTTTTTTATGCTATTAATATGAATATCATCTAGAGTTGAGATTTCTTTAGTATTATCTACAACGTGTATTCTTTTCTTACTACATCTTTCTTTCATCATATTTAATTACTTTTTGCAAGTTAATTTTTTATATGCTTAATAATTAAAAATGGGTGGTGGATTATTACAATTAGTTGCTTATGGAGCACAAGATGTATATTTAACTGGAAATCCTCAAATTACTTTCTTTAAAGTAGTATATCGTCGTCATACTAATTTTTCAATAGAATCTATACAACAATCAATTAACGGAAAGTTTGATTGGGGTAATCGTGTTACTTGTCAAATATCCCGTAATGGTGATCTAGTTCATAAAATGTATGTAGAAGTAGAATTAGAAAAATTAAAAGACGGAGATGCTATATATAATATTCTTACTGAAGATTTAGATCGTTATGTTAATTTTATAGGTCATCGTTTATTGAAATCAGTTGAAGTTGAAATTGGTGGTCAAAAGATTGATAAACAATATTCACATTGGATGTATATTTGGAATGAGTTATCATTACCTGTTGGAAAAATGGATGGTTACCAAGAAATGATCGGTGCAGATACTGATATGACAAGTTTTACGGATAATAAAGTATATATTCCTTTAGAGTTTTGGTTTTGTCGTAATATTGGTTTAGCATTACCATTAATTGCTCTTCAATATCACGAAGTAAAAATAAATATAGAAATAGAAACATTTAATAATTGCACTTATAATGGAACTGCTTATGTTAAAAATGCAGATGTTCAAATTGCTAATATTAAATCAATTAAAAATGCGACTATTTGGTGTGATTACATATTCTTAGATACGGATGAACGTAAAAGATTTGCTCAATTATCGCACGAATATTTAATAGAACAAGTGCAAATGAATGAAAATACGCTTTCAGGAACAAACGAACAAAATATTGCTTTAGTTATGAATCACCCTGTTAAAGAACTTATATGGACTATCAATGATACTGAAAAAGCAAATGAACAAAATCAATGGTATAATTATACTGATAATGAATTATTTACAGAATCTAATGCTGAAGCAATCGAAAAATTTGGCGACGAATCAAATCTAAAACTTCAAAATACCTTATTTGGTATAGATCCGGATGGCAACAATTCAATTACTTCAGCTAATTTACAATTAAATGGCAATGATCGTTTTGCTAAAAGGACTGGAGAGTATTTCTCGTTAGTTCAACCATACCAACATCACACAAATATACCGACTAATGCTGGTATAAATGTATATTCATTTGCGTTAAAACCTGAAGAACATCAACCATCAGGAACATTAAATATGTCAAGAATTGATACGGCTAAATTAGTGGTAAAACCTAAAAAATTAGGAACAATAAGGGTATGGGGTGTTAATTATAATGTCTTACGTATTTTAAGTGGTATGGGTGGTTTGGCTTATTCTAATTAAAATATTGTGTGATATACACTATTTATATTATTTGTAAAAAATTGTTTAATAACTAAATCGTTAAACATATATGCTAAATTATCTGGAAGATCTTTAAAGTATTTAATAAAGTTCATATAGAATTGAATAGGTTCAATACCTTTTGTATAATACAATATGATATGATATACTATAAACATTGATAATCCAAATGCAAGATCTTTTGTATTAAATTCATGCTTTAATGTTAAAATTGGTAAAACTTTAATTAAAATAATTCCAAAAACAATAAAGAATAATATTTTTTTTGTAGATATGTTAAGATAAATCATATAACATAACATCCAACATACAAATGATAAAATTAAATAAAATATAATAACAGGATTAAAAGGTATAATAGCTAAAATATATAAAAAATACCATAACAAAACATAAGTTGAGAAAAAATCTGTAGTTTTATACATTAATATTTTTTATCTTAACTAAGAATAAAATGGGTGGAGGTCTTCTTCAACTTGTAGCTTATGGTGCCCAAGATGTTTATCTTACTGGCAACCCTCAGATCACTTTCTTCAAAGTAGTTTATCGTCGTCATACTAACTTCTCTATTGAGTCTATACAACAAACCTTTAATGGAAATGCTACCTTAGGTCAGCGTGTAACTTGCCAAATCTCCCGTAATGGTGATTTAGTTCATAAGTTATACTTACAAGCTACTGTAACAAAAACAGCTTCTACAATTTATAAAAATATTGGACATTGGTTAGTCAAACAAGTAGAAGTTGAAATTGGTGGTCAAATGATTGATCGTCAATATGGTGAATGGATGTATATTTGGAATGAACTTACACTTCCTAAAGGCAAAGAAGATGGTTTTAAGGAAATGATTAAAACATTTCCTGATACTACTGATCCAGAGACTTCAGCAAATGTATATGTTCCTCTTGAATTCTGGTTTTGCCGTAATATTGGTTTAGCATTACCACTAATTGCTTTACAATATCACGAAGTTAAAATTAATCTTACATTAAATGATGTGGAAAATCCCGGAATAACAGAAGTTTCAAATGTAGAATTATGGGCGGATTATATCTTCTTAGATACTGACGAACGTCGTCGTTTTGCTCAATTATCTCACGAATACCTTATTGAACAAGTTCAATTTACTGGTGGTGAATCAATTGCTGCAAGTTCTAGTGCTACTGCAACTGTAACAACAAAATCCAAACTTTCATTCAATCATCCGGTTAAAGAATTAGTATGGGTTAACAAACCTACTAATGCCACTACATCTGCATTATGGAATGGGTATCAATCAACAACTGATTTCCAACTTCAACTTAACGGTAACGATCGTTTTGCTAAGCGTGATGCTAAATATTTTACACACGTCCAACCTTATCAACATCACGAAAATATTCCCGATGGAAAACATATTCACGTATATTCTTTTGCATTAAAACCAGAAGAACATCAACCATCTGGAACTCTTAATATGTCTCGTATTGATACAGCAACTGCTATTGTTGGAACCGCTGGAGATGGTACTGATGCTTCAGCTCCAGGAACTCTCAATATGTATGCTGTGAATTACAATGTGCTTCGTATTCTTAGTGGAATGGGTGGTCTTGCTTACTCTAACTAAATATATTAACAAATTATTTTTTTTCTGTATTAATAATAAATACAAAATGGGTGGAGGTCTTCTTCAACTTGTAGCTTATGGTGCCCAAGATGTCTATCTTACCGGCAACCCTCAGATCACTTTCTTTAAAGTAGTTTATCGTCGTCATACTAACTTCT